CATTAAAGCATTAAAGAGCATCGGGCCTACACTTTACCACATTAAAGCATTAAAGAGCATCGGGCCTACACTTTACCACATTAAAGCATTAAAGAGCATCGGGCCTACACTTTACCACATTAAAGCACAAAAGAGCATCGGGGATATTGTTATTTTGTCTATTTACACTCTGCAACAAAATTATATAAACTTGCAACATATTATACTATTATTATATGTATAACTATGATATACTTGTATCATAGCAAAGGGAAAGAGCCTGTAAAGGCAAGCCCCCGCCTATTATGCAAGTTGGATTGCATATAAAAAGAAACATTCAACAGGGCCGCCCCACGCTATAATAAAAGATATGGGAGCGTCATCAAGTAAAATGTGATTGGAATTATGTGGAAAGCATGGTATATCCACATAAGTACTGACATCGCTGCTTTATTGTTATATATGGCCATGGCTTGTAAGGGAACAGTTCCCAGCGTTTACAATGGTTGAGACAGACTGACAGAAAAACGCCGCTATCATCGGTATACTAGCGAAATTGATAGTTGCTGGATATAAGCGCCAAAGTGTACCGTGCCGCACGCGAAAAAAGCGTGAGAAAGTGAGTTACAAAAAATATGAGTAACTGGAAAATTGAAAAAACTGTTGACGGTGAAAACGAGATTATTACTATTACCCGCCCTATCAACGACAAACCCAAAAGCACCGCTTGCGTGAGCCGAACTGTTAAGGCTGGTACCGTTGCCCGTGTAAAGTATGCACGTTTCAACGATGATTTTTCTGTAGAATCCGGAGAAATTGTAAAACAGTTTGATAGCGTTCTTGATGTCGAAAAAGTTGAAAAAGCATTGCACAATGCAGAGCCTTGCACTAAGTGGCAAGTTCTGGATGTTCAGCCCAAAGATGAAAATACTTTGGGAATTCCGCGGGAAGTGTTTAACGCCGTTGCCGTTCCTATTGACCGCCCTTTGTCGCAGCAGTAAAATTTAATCGTTCCGCCGGGTTTATCGTAAAGCCCGGTACCATATGGCATAAAAGCCAAAATAAAATGAATGGAGTAAATGAAAAATGAAAATGCAAGTTGTTACGATTAGAAGAACCGTCGACAACATCGGCGAACATATTTCTATCAGCTGTGAAAAAGACAATACATTCAAAAGTCTTGCAGCTGTTTTTTCCGGTGTTTACTCAAATGGCTTTTACGGGTGTAGCTATCAGCCGGACGGCACTTTCATCGAATCCAGCAATATTCAAACCTTTGACGACTTTGTAAAGGAGGCGTTTTCAAAATGACTTACCGCACGCGTTCCGAAATTGCTAAAACCGTTGTATCTCAATTAGATTTACACCTAGGCGGCTACAAAAGTCAATTGTACAGCTGTAAGGCATGGATCATTCACCCTGATTTTTCCGATTTTTTGATTTTACAGAGCTATTCTACAATTGTCGCAGCATTCCAGTTTTCCACCGGTATCTTGTGGGTATTTGATTATTACAGCCATACAACTGTGCAGCACATTGCAAAATTCCGCAACTGGATTAGATACGAATATAGAACCGGCTGGAATTATCCTATTGTCATTAGACTGTACAACGATTCTAAAACCGGCAAACGCGCCGCCCGCAAAAATCTAGATGACGATTTTGCAAGCGTCATTGCAACCGCATTAAATCAGCATTGACCAAAATAAAAAATGTGCCGCTGTTAAAAGCAGCGCATTTTTTATGCAAATTTTTAGTTAGAACTCTTTACTATTAAGTATAAATAACTAGCAATAATTAAGCCTAACTGCTAATCTGTGAAATTCTTAACATACTTTACCTATTTAAAGGGTTAAAGCGATTGATAAATTCTTAACATACTTTACCGATTTAAAGGGTTAAAGCGATTGATAAATTCTTAACACACTTTACTGCTTTAAAGAGCTAAAGCGTTCATCCGTTAAGAAAAATAATTAGCAGGGCATTAACCTTAGCATCAACCCTGCCGCGCCGCCCACCGGGGTGTTGCAAGAAGTCTGAAAATAAACCGGGGTTAAATTTATTGAATACGTAAATCCCCCTCTCCCCTCTCCCTCTTCATTATTAAGAAAATAGGTGATACTTATGATTACCAGAAAAGACCTTGCTTCATTAGATGACACATCACTAGAATTTTGGAGAAAAGAGTTAAAGCATGAATTAGAAAGGAGATTTCCAAAGTGACAATTCATGATATTCTATGCAGTTGTGGTTCTGTTCACGCTGAAACGACTATATACATTATAGAATCAGGCACAATCAAAAAGATATGTCAGTTTAAGAATTTAGAATCGAGGTATGAGAAGCTTCAATTTAAATTCTTTACTGTTAGTTCTTTGCATATAGATACAGATTCATTTGAAGTATTAGCTTTTAAGTTTTATGTATAAGGAGCTGATACAATGTATTACGATGTTCCGATTCATCCAATTCCCATAGGCTCAATCATTAAATACAATGTAAGAGAATATGGTTATTTCTATGGAGACGGACAAGAGAAAAGAGCAATTACCATTGCTAAAATTGGTAAGGTTATTGACATTATAGAGCATGATGACAGAGTAGTTTATTATTCTGTAGCACCAAGTTCTAACTGTACATTTAACCAATATTTTGTAGGCGATTGCTTAGATTCTGTTTGGCCGGAAAATGTGGAAGGTGTTTATTATGAATGCTAAAGTTTTAGTTGCTTGCGAAGAATCACAGACAGTATGTAAAGCATTTAGAGATAGAGGTTTTGAAGCCTATAGTTGTGATATTCAAGAACCATCTGGCAATCATCCTGAATGGCATATTTTAGGCGATGCACTGGAAGCCGTTAAAGCTGAAAAAATAACAACAATGGATGATAAAGTGCATTATATTGGCAAATGGGATTTGATTATTGCTCACCCTCCCTGCACATATCTTTCAAATGCTGGTGCAAGATTTCTTTATCCGAATGGCAAATTGAATGAAGAACGACTCGCAAAAGGAATGGATGCAAAAGATTTCTTTATGCGTTTCTACAATGCTAATTGTGGCAGAATTGCCATTGAAAATCCTATTCCTTCAAAGGTGTATTGTTTACCTCCTTACACGCAAACTATTCAACCGTGGATGTTTGGACATCCTGTGCAGAAGAAAACTTGCCTTTGGCTGAAGGGGCTTCCTAAGCTACAACCGACAAATATTGTAGAAGAACGGCAAAGCACAAAGGTTCCAGGCAACTGGTTCAATCGTGGTGGGAAGGAACGGCAGAAAAACAGAGCAAAAACATTCCCGGGCATTGCAGAAGCTATGGCGGAACAATGGGGGTGTTTATTATGACAATTAAAGACCTAGATATAGAAACCCTTACTCTACTTAATAAACTATGCAATAACTGGTACATTAAAGCTTGTCCATCATGGCTTACACACTTCATGGACAAGGATTGCCAAGATTGTCAGCTTAGAGAGTTGTGTTATTTACTTGACCGTTACGATAATGACATTAGAAAAGAGTTAGCTTTAAGAAAACAGGAGTAACGCTATGGCAAAGAACAAAACATTTAAGCGCCAAGCCGAAGCAACTAGGTTACTGGAAAAGATAGGTGCAACAAGACGTAAATCCAGAAAAGCAGGTATCACTGTAACAGGTGACTTAAAAGAAAGTCTTAGAGGTAGACAATCTCCTGAAATTGCCAATGCTCTGAAATTTACTGCTAACACTGCTCTTAACGAAGCTGATAAACTGTATAGCGACCTTATTGATATAGCCGATACCCTTGATGACAAAATATCACAAAAGCTTATGAAAGAGTATTTATCTAAATACTCAGAGCATATTAAATCATTAAATAAATCTGTTACAGATAGTTACAGGTCATTGAGAGTAGCTAATCGTCTTGAGGATGTATTTAACTATAGCGATGCTGCATATAAGATTCTTAGGAATTCAGATTCTTATTTTGATAAAAAGAAATGGGGAGCAATTTCTGGTATTCTTAACAATCTTATGGGCACATATAGCAGGAATATTCCCGCAGATGATTTGAAAAAATTATGCACATTGGGTCAAAAGCTAGGACTTGATACTTTGGCAGATATGGATAGAGCTTATGCAGAATATGACAATCTGCTAAGAAATTCTGACCAAATTGGTAAAGTGTTGGTTGATGCAAGTGATAAACTTAGGTCTATTACACAGGGTAATGAAGAGTTCATAAAGAAGCATAAAGAAGTTTATAAAAAATTTGTAGAACTTGCATCTAAGTATGATTTGTGGTAATATTCCAGAATGAAAGAAGGTGGTGCTATATGTGAGAAAGCGCAATGAACACAAGTATTCAACTATCATATATTGCTATGATATTGAAACATCATCCTTAATGTATGGTGAGGATGAACTTAAAGAGCATCTGCAAAGCACTTATCTTCACGGCCTAGCTTCATTTGCTTATCGTCCTATACCTCATGCACCATTTAGTGACTTTGAGAATGAAATGGATTATAATTTCTTTAGAACTTATGATTCAATTTCTTCCGAATTTGAGAGAATCAATGAGGACGCTAAGAATAATGATGAATACATCAAAATCTTTGTGCATAACTTGAGCTATGAATTTGAAGCAATGATGCGTAACATAAATTTCTGTATTAAGAACTTTAATCCTAAACGTTTCATTGCAGTTGCTCCGCACCAGCCATTAGTAGCAGCTTTTGACCATCTTGAATTTTATGACAGCTTCAAGATTCTATCCTGTAAAAGTCTTGAACTTATAGGTACAGAGCTTGGAGTTCCAAAACTTAAAGAAGTCAAAGGTGGTTATGACCAAAAATATTATTGGTGGTCAGATTTACCTGATTCTGAATACATTTACAATGAACGTGACTGCAAGCTAGTTTTGTATGCACTATGTCGCTATATGGCAAACTTCACTAAAGTTGATAATGTATCAGATATTGGAGTATCTAACACATCAATGATTAAGCGTGAAACAAGGCTTAACAGAAATATTGCTACCGATAAAGAAGTTCATACTGCACAATTCACAGCGGCGATAGAACTTAAGAATAATGAACCATTTATGGAGTTCTTTCAAAACTGTCTTGCAGGTGGTTACACTCATGCTAATCCTTACGCAGTTGGTAAAATATTTAAGGATGTATGGTGCTTTGATGCAAGTTCTATGCACCCATCAGCAATGTATGGTAGGCGATTCCCTTATAAATGGAGAAAGGAGCTTAATCCTAATGAATGTTATCAAAATTTCCAGTCTGCAAACTATGAGTTCTTATCTGGCTGCGAAAGCGGCGCTAACTCAGGGTTCTTCGATTATCCCGACCAACGGATTAAGCTATATGGATGTAAAGATGTTAAATTCTATTCAGTACTCCAAGCAGCATACCGTGAATCAATCTTGTTTGAAAGGCCAATAAAATATAACTTCATGGCCAATGTTACCTTTTATAATATTAACGCTAAAGATTTTGGTAACTGTATTTATAGCTATATCAGTACATCCAAATGCAGCAATATTAAAAATGGTAACTTCGACAATGGTAAAGTAGTCAAAGCAGATGAACTTACATTTCATGGCTGCGATATTGACTTTATGCTAATTCAAATGCTTTATGATTATAGTAGTTCAGAATGTGATGAACTTTATTATGCGACAGCCCACAAGTTTATTAACAAGCCTTTACGGAATACAGTTAAATATTATGCACGTCAAAAGACAGGATTCAAGAAGCTTGAGCATAAAGTTGCTGACCATGCAGAAACGTTAAATGATTTTACGTTTGAGGGATTGCAGCTTTATGATGATTCTGTGGCACAAGAAATTATGAATACCCATAACAAAGATTTAGTCCACTTCGCCTTAATGGCAAGCAAAGGTGGACTGAATGGTCAGTATGGATGTTCAGCTATGAAACCGTTACGACAGGAAGTTGGCGTGCAGGGGGACGGTGATAAATTTGAATGGATTCCAACTGGGGTTAAGTTTCTTAAATCCAGAAATTCCCTAAATATCTTTACAGATGGTTTATATACAGTTGCTTACAGTAGACTTCATCTTATTTGCTTTATGCTCTATCTAGTATTAAGCCAAGGCATTGAACCTCTATATCACGATACAGATAGTGGTTATTTTGTTGGCTATAATGAGAATGTTCAAAAAGCCATTGATAGATTTAATGAGAATATTCTTAACAACAGTGAGAATAAAGATTGTTACAATTTTGGCATTATGGACTTTGATGGTCACTATGAGGATTTTGTAACATGGGGAAGTAAATGCTATTGCGCAACATACTTAGATGCAGATAAGCATTTAAAAGTTAAGGCTACTGTAGCAGGTGCAAGTAAGAAACAGCTTTCCGAATTGTTTACGCAAATAGTAAACGATGAAGATTTTGAGTATCTAGTACAAGAATATTTTCGGCCTAATATCAGTTATGATGAATCCATAAATAAGAAGCTCATTCGTAAAACCCCAGGAACACATATCATAGGAGATTTTACGGATGACAATGGAGAAACAGACCACTTAGATGAATATTCTATAACTGTACTAGAACCTTGTGGTTATACATTGCGCTCAACAAATAGTCCTGTTAATAGAATGTATTATTCATTCTGTTATTCATTACGTGGAGAATCGTATATAGATTATTTGCCCGAAGTTGTTAGCATAAACCACGATGAAAATGGTAAGGAACTTTACGGAACTTATCATAAAGTACAATCCGACAAAGAATATGCTATGTTAATTGATGGCAATCCTGCAAGTGTATTCCAGTGGGAATGGAGTGATAGGAGATGATTTAATTGAAAGAAAAAGATTCTTACAGAATCAGTAGAAGAGCTACATGTCCTTATTATATTTTTCATACAACAAATTACATTCGCTGTGAGGGTATGAGAGTGTCACGCCAAGAGTACAACCTTAAAACCGATTGTTGCGGCCAGTATAAAAACTGTCCTCAATATAAATTTCTTACTTATCATTATTTAACAAAGGAGAACTAACTATGTACACTAACAAGAAAGCATCCACCAAGAAAGAATCCTCTAAGGCTACCAATTCTGCTAAGTCCGCTTCTTCCGTCATTACCGATATTCGCATCTTCCCTATTAACAACAAAAAGTCTAATTGCTGTGCTATGGTTTCTGTTACGCTTGCAGATGTGTTCTGCATTACTGGTATTAAGATTATGGATGGCAGCAAGGGTCTGTTTGTCGCAATGCCTAGTGCGAAGAATAAGAAAGATGAATGGCATGATATTTGCTACCCCATCACTAAGGAATTCCGTAAAGTTATGAGCGATTCTATTCTTAACGCTTTTGATGCCTTGCAGGAAGATGAAGATGAAGATGAAGAAAGTGAGGATGACTGATGATTATCTAAACTTCATAAAAGGTTTAACATCTAATAATATACCGATTGATTTAGACAATGATGATTTGCCATTCTAAATAGAAAAGCACCCCTAAGTGGATAACCACCTAGGGGTGTTTTATTTATCTAATATTAGGACGAAGAACCTTAATAGCAGTCATACCATTGTTGTTATTCCAGCGAGGATAATCCATAGGAGTGCCATCTTCATTTCTAATACGGTCAAGAATAACAGGGGAGTTGCCATCCGTAAATCCAGAAACCTGAACCGTGACGGCATAAGATGCAGGACGTTTGAAGTAAAGGATGATAGCATTACCATCATTTGTATAATAAAGTTTATTCAAGTCACTAACTACATCCCAAGTAACAGTCCTGCCTGCACCAGTTTGCGCTCCATAAATAGCTTTATTAAGCTGACGATTATCAACAGCACTAATTGCAAACAGTCCGCCAGATTCAGGGTTATTACTAAGATAAACAGTAAAATCAATGTTATTTCTATCCATCATACGGATAGAACCCTGTGAAGTAAAACCGCCAGAAGGAATGGGAATAAATGCAAATGCCTTGTACTGTTCAGGGTCGCCAGTTACGGATTGACCATCAACCGTATACTGCGTCTGGTTAGTAATAGCCAAGTCAATACAACGATGTTCACCAGCTGCACAGATATACTGCCCACGGTTTACAGCGTCAGTACCGAAGATATATTCACGCTTAGTATAAATGTAAACATCATCAAGCTTACATACAGCATTGGTAACAGGATAAGTACCAATTGACTGAATGGTTGTGCTAACTTTAGCGGAGCGGTTAATAATACCACCATTAACAATGAACTGAGGATTAGGACTACTACCAATCAAAGCAATACTAGCATAGCCAGTTTCAGTTGTAGCAGTTCCATCATCGCAGGTATAAATCAGATTGTTAATGTAAGCTGCTGCCTTACCGGGGCCGTCAAATACAAAACCATATCGGCAAGTATCTGCATAAAAGTTAGTAACATGAATATCATTGTTAGTAACCTTGCAAGCGATTGTGTTACTCCACCAAGTATTGGCATCAGTACCACCTGAACCACCATAGGGAATACCATGATAGCTAGTCCAGTTGCATCCGTATACATCAGTACGGCAGTCAAAACCAACTTGGCATACCATATTAACGAGGTTATTACATTCACAGTCGGGAGCACTACTGCCCCAGTAAAACGCGACAGAACCAGTCCAGCGTTCAACCGGAGTATTATCACTAAATCCCCATACCATTACATTATCCATGTAGCAGTAACGGTTCAGAGTGCCATTGTTGGGCTGCAAGTAAACACCATAGGACTTAACTTTATTGATACTTACATTGTAAATGCTGTTATCAGTGTATTTACTGGTAGTAAATACAATGCCACCAATCATACCATTACAAGTAATGTCCAGATTAGCAATAACAATGTTACCAGTTACGTCATTACCAGCTACAGTAATAACTCCACTAACACCAAAAGAATTAGGATTAGCAGTATACTCCAAGATAGTATCGCTTGTGCCACGTGCAGGGTCACGAGAAGAACCAGCACCATACAGGCTATGTTTCAGCTGCAAAGGCGCACTTACTTTATAAGTACCAGCAGGAATAAACAGAGGTTCATTCTTAGTGTGAGTGTTAATGGTATTGGTAATATCATCAGTACCGTCTTTTTTCAACGTCTGATATTTTTCAATGCTAACAGGGGATGGCTCAACGAAACTAGGAATCTTACCAGTGCGGGTTGTTAAAAATTTTGTGTCTGAGCCTGAAATGGTTCCAATAGAAACATAAGCATAATTATCATCAATACTTTTTTCAAAGGCTGATGCCAATGTTAGTTTACCATAAATATATGTTGGAACGTCAGTGTTACCGAGCGAAGTAATACCCGAATGAGCAGTAAACGCTGATTTACCTTTAGAAATAATTTCTACTTTATCTGCAGATACCTTCAGATTACTTTTAATCGTCTGATTCATATTACCACTGACAGTCTGGTCAAGATTTCCAACAGTGTCTTTGTCAATCTTCTTAGCAATATCAGTACGAGCTTGGGTATCTTGTACATCATAAACGGAATTATCAATCTTAAATTTGTCAACAGTGGGTTTTGCCAATTTAAGTCACCCTTTCTATCAAGCAGTCGTATGAGTATTAGTGGTAACAACTTTAATAGTGGTATCGTCAGGACTATAAGTAACAGTAACACGAGGGAGTTTCTCAAGTGCAGTAGCTTTATTAAGTGCATTAGTTGCTTTAGTGGATGCAGTGTCAGCAGTAGACTTAGCAGTGTTAGCAGTAGACTTAGCAGTATCAGCAGTAGACTTAGCGGTATTGGCAGTAGTGATAGCGTTATTAGCTTTATTCAAAGCATTAGTAGCATCACTAGACGCAGTATAAGCAGTAGACTTAGCATCATTAGCAGTAGAATTAGCAGTGTTAGCTGTAGATTTAGCACTAGCTGCATCATTACGTGCTACAGAATCCTTAATTTCACAGATAGTACCATCAACGTTGATTTGCGTTACAAAATTATCAGACATATATTATTTACCCCCATTATCCAACATCATGAGTGCCAGCAGTAATACTAATCGTTTCAGTATCTTGCGTATAGGTAACTTCAACACGAGAGAGCTTTTCAAGTTCAGTAACTTTGTTAAGAGCGTTAGTAGCATTAGTGCTTGCTGTATTAGCAGTAGTACGAGCTTCACTGTCTTTAACAATTACTTCTTGGTCGTTAAGGCTGAACTTAGATACATAATTACTTGGCATAATATCACCTATCCTTATTTGCCAACAATTTTGATAGTTTCAACAGGGGCATCATAGATATGCAGGTCACCACCAGTAACGATTGTATCATTATTAGGATTAAAGAAACCAAAAGAGATAGATGTATCATCTTCATTATATTTAGCAACTTTTAATGACAGAATATAGTGCAAACGTTCAGCAATACTTGTCTTAACACAGTTGGTGCCCTTAATGTACCTAGTACCTGCATCCATAGGCTTAAGAATTACACATAAATCATTATTAAGCCAAACAAGGTCGTTAATATTGCGGTTACCACTTGCAGTAGTTTTCAGCCCTTCATCAATGGGAGTGATAGCAAGCTTAACATTACCCCAAAGTTCAGAGAAGTTACCAATCTTAGTCCAGTAATCTTCATTGTCAATATCAATGCCAATAGGTACAGGCTGAGTGCTCAAATATCCGTCACCATTGACAGTAACAACAACTGTATTACGAGGATACTGTTTGGTAATATCCCACTGAATAGGGTCTGCATAACTAATTGAGCTGGTTTCAATATACTGCTGCATTACCTCAATAACCTTAGATACCATTTCATAGTAACTAATGCTATCATCATAGGCAACAGGAATTACAGAACGGAAAAGTTTATCCAAAGGATTGTACTTCAAACCTAATCACCTCTTTACCATAAACGCATAAACAGAACTTCCATATCTCTATATAAACAATTATAGATATTTGTGTTTTCTTTCATATAATCGTTCATAATAGATACAAGAGAACGACCACGATAACCTTTTTCTACATGGTCAAGAATCCGGTGCTCATTGCCATCACGATTTTCTTTTGTGTTGTTCTTATCATCCTGAGTGGTATTGCTATTACTGTTAGAGCTGGCATTAGAGCTAAAATTATTGACAGAATTTGCATTGCTATGGTCAGCATCCGACATATACTTACCAGCAAGAAAATTATCAAGACTACCCTGTGGAGTATCAGTGTGGGTATTGGTATTCTCTCCATTGCTGTTAGAATTGGAAGTATAATTGGAATTGTTTGTGCCACCAATATTGACCTTACTATTCTTGGTTCTATCCTCTGTATTCACATCATGATGTTCAGTATTTTCATTACTGATAATTGAAAAATCATCAGTTAAGAACATTTCATACTGTTTATCAAGTGCTTCAAATAGAGGATTGTAATAAGGCATGTGGCTGTTCATCCAGTCATCCAGACGCAGCTGCCAAAGGCCGAAGGTTTCAGAACCAATTTCATTTGTATAGAAATGCTTAAGAATATTGGTTTCAAGCTCTTTGCGCTTGTTTTCATTCCAGATAGGATAACTAAAATTAAAGATTTTAGGACGAGCACGCTCAATAATTTCTGAATAAGAAACATTGGTGTAAGGTTCAACAATACCTGCTTTTGATTCACATATAAAGCGTAATTGAGTTGTATATTTACTCATCGCTTTTCACCATCCTCAATATTGGTATCGCTTAAATTCTCTTCATCTTCGCGTCCTTCCATAATCTTGGTTAATTCAAGCTGGGAACGCATAGATACAGAGATATTAGTGCCAAAGAGCTTGTTATAATCCTTACAGAATTTCTGGCGAGAATACAATGGAGAAAGGCGGTCTGCTTCTACCTGACCTAAGGTCATTTGAACTTCAGTAGTAAACTGCCGCTCTGCTTTCATATTGTAGTTGCTCTCAATACCTAAATAGGTAAGAGCTTCAGCAAGAGTTTCTTTTTTCTGTTGCTCTAACTGCAAGCCAATGTACTGAACACCTAAATCAAGAACACCAATCATGTTCTTAATATCATCAGTAGAGGGATTGCCTTTAAGGTACAGCCAAGGGTCGTATTTATCTTGCTGATAAACCAAGTTCTGTACAGAAAGTTTTGTATTCTCATTTGCATAAGCAATTCTAGGAGTTTTCTGTGCGGCAAGGTTTAAGTCAATCGTTCTGTCTATATTGGTAAGACGTTGTGCAAACTGTTTAATGACAATAGCATCAGGGGAGCGGCGCATATTACACCAAAGGTAAGCACAGTTTTGTTTATTAAGGCCAGTTTTCTGATAATTAGAATTGTAACCATAAGCACGAAGATATTTAGGGTCGCCAATAATGTCAAAGTTATCACTGGGCATAGCCGGAAGAATCAAGTTGCCCATAACAGGGTCATGATAACCAGCCATTAAGGGTTGCCAGAACAAGAACTGTTCAATGAATCGTTCATCCAAAAAAGGAGAATCTTCAAGCCCTTCCCATTTGAATCTTGCAAGTGCTACATCATACAGACGATTAAACCAGTTAGCATAAGTTGCAACAGTTAAGTCATATGAATCAATCCAAGGTGGCTGTGGTTTTTGTGAACGTTTACTCATTTACTCACCTACTTCTGGAATACGTTTATAGATAGAATTGTCTGCTTCATAATTTCCAACAAGACCGGGATTATGCCAGAATGTAACACCACGATTAAAGATGTCGTTAATCATTGTAGAAACATCCGCAGGAACATCACCTAAGCAACAACAGTTTTGCGTTTTAACATAATTCCAGTTTCTTCGAGAGTCAATGTTAGGAACCTGAACTTGATGAATAGGATAGCCAAACATAGTCCAATAATCATCAATAACTTTTGCAAATTCTTTAGTAACATGATGATAGCTAGCCATAGCATATGGAGCACTTGCATCTCTTGTTGGTAAAATACCAGCATCAGTAAAACGGAAATAAGGACTTACAGAACCATGGCTTTGCGGCGGCAATCTGTCCATGTCATCACGTTTTGCAAGCGTGCCGGCAATGTTAAGCATTTGATTTGCTAAGCCTTCAATAGCTCCGTAAGTATTATCAGGGAAAAGAGAGGGATGTTTACCACTCATAGCCTGAACATCCCTTGCTGGGGCAGTCAGCAGGTTAATACCAGCAAACATTGTACCAGCTACCAAACCTGCATTTTCAACGGCCATGGAACTAGAGTTCTGTGCTACATATACCTTATAAATATCAGTATTATAAGCACAAGTAGGCCAGTTGCTAATTGCAAAAACATCTTCTTGGTTAAAACCAGTAGAGCCTTTATAATCCTCTGCCGCAAACATTGCTGTAGTCTGACCAGCATTTGACATTATATTGTAGCCGATATGCAGACTTTTCTTTCTATCTCCAAGTTCAAAACGAAAAACATGATTATCGCCTTGTGTAGAATAATAACGGAGATAAAAATAAGGATATGTGAAAAGTTTATTATTCTTAGGAACATAACCATCTACATTATTAGGAACCACAAAAGTCTTATCGTACTTACCACTATCAAAGGTAAGGGGAACCATATAAATTCCCAAAATGCCATCAGGTGCTTGCCCTGCTTCTACAGCCTTAGCAATGAAAGCATTAGCAGATTCAGCTGTGGTAAAAAAGTTTTCTTTACAGCCTGAATAGATACCAAATTGTAAAGAGCCAGATGCAGGAGCGGAATCTTTTTCAGGCTTATCGAATGTGGTAACAATACAGATACGCTTATCAAAGTCAATGTACTGCTGAATATCGTCAATATATGGGCCTGTATCCAGTTCATCATTGATGATATTATCACCAATTTCATCAGTATTTGTATGAGAACGCTCAATAAAACAAGGTTGTAAAGTTACCTGATTAAACCAAGTTTGCATAACGTCAACAGTAAAATAAATTCTGCTGGTTTCGTTTGCAACATATTCTACACTATCAATAAAGGCATAATACCATTTATCTGAAAAGTCGGCGTTCTGAAATAGAATATAATTACACTGTTCAATCGTTTCAGCATTAACACCAACAGAGAGATAATGCTCTAACCGCTGATAAGTATAATTAGTAAGATGAAGAACGGATTTAGAAGTAAAATAAGCATAACGGGAAGAATCAGACTGAAACCTAAGCACATGATTATAGGTTTTATCTGTAGGGATACCCTTACAGATATAAAGTTGCATATTTGGCAATGTTCTTGCTCCTTTCAAAATCTGTAGGGTGGTTTACACATCATCCAAACTGGAAGTTTACGTTTAGTTGTGGGAGTAGGACTTGGGCCGGGTGGTGTAGGTGGTTCAGGTGGTGTTGGTGGATTTGTAGCATCCCATTCAACATCCCATGTACCTACTTCATTAGGAATACCAAGAATAGCAGAGGGGTCAGTTCTGTAAGCTGTGCCATAACCGCCTATCCAGTATTCCCAGTGAGTATGAATACCACTAGCATTACCTGTTTGTCCTTGCTCTCCAATGTATTGTCCACGAGTAATTGTTTCACCAACGTTATGAATCTGACTGGTAAAGTGAGCTGCAAGCCAATAGCTATTATCACTCATTTTAACTACAATGTAGTTGCCCCAAGAATCATTGCCAGTCGTGCCACCTTGCCAAGTATGGGCTGTTTCAACTGTACCTGCCATTGGTGCATAAGATTGATGATTTGTGTGCACCGTGTCAATACCACCATGAACTGAACCATCAGAATAATGTGGATAACCTGCTGAAACTCTGATTGTGCTTTGGTCAGTGATACATTGTTTATAGGTAGCCATAATCAAAGCAACGCGTGATATCGTATGCGCGCCCCACGTTTTAGGAGGATAAGCCTACATGCTTAAGAAAATGTCAATTATCAGCCTTAGTAGTAAACTGCACAGCGTTAGCAAACGGAGATGCGGAATAGATACGCCAGATATGATGGAAGTAGTTCCAATCCAGAGTGGAGCCAAGGTCAGTTTCACGCATGGTGTTCAGCTTATTATAAATCTGAAAAAAGTCACGGTCAACCATAAGCGCCTGAATAGCGGTCATATCTTCATCGTTAGGGGTAACATGAGTATAAATCTTATCGCCACCAGTTGCAACAGTTACCGCAGTAGAGCCAGAGGGGTCATTACCAGTAAGCAGATGTTCCAGACGTTCAATTTCATACTCATTAAGAGCAAAGCTATCAACTTCCAGACGATGACCCATAAAATCTGCTTTATCCATATTAAATGCACTTGCCAGAACATCAACATCAATAGAAGCAGAAATATCAACAGGAACAATAGTATACAGACGTTCAGCCGGAGTATTCATAGGAATACCAGCAGCGTTATATTCTTTAGAAATGAACTTCATCTTGCCGTAAATCTGGCGGAACTTCTTAACCAGGGTCTTTCCAGAAGCTTCATCAGTAACAGCGGAAACAGTTACTTTCTTAAGCTTATTATTCTTTACCAGCTGATACAGCAGATACTTCTTCATAATGAAAGCATCCAATTCAGCAGGCTTATAAATCTGGTCAATGATGTTCTGTACAAATGCAGACAGGTTAGCTTCACTCATGAAAGCAGTTTCCAGAGCTTCACGGTTGACAGTAACCTTGTACTTAATGCGAGAGTTCACAGCATGGTAAGCAGTGTAAACTTCAGCAGGGTCGCTACCAAATTCGGCCTTCATAACTTCATCATTGGTAGCACGGTCAGCAGAGAAGTAAGGAGTTGCTTTCTGCATCATTACATAAATTTCCTGAACAGTAGCACCAGTACCAAGAACACCCTTATCAAAAACCTGCCAGGGGTCTTCAAAGGAAATATAGCGCATAACGGTCAGGCCAATACGGTCAACCAGAGCATTACAGAAATAGTTCAGACGCGGTTCATAAGAATTGATAAACGTCCATGCAGATTTAATGGATTCAGTAGTGTTCTCAATCTGGGGAGCACCACCAAAAGTAGCATCACTACCAAATACAGCCTTAATAATACCAACAGCAGCAGAAGTACCCATTATAGAATCATCCTTTCTTAATAATTGCACTCAATGTCAAGAGTGCCATCAATAACAAGTTTGCCTTTAGCGGCAGCGGTTAGAGTTACGACACCAGTAGAAGTGACTTCAGCACTAGAAATGGTGCCGTCTGCCAAAACTACACGGAGACAGGGAATAGAATTGGTAACTACAAAATTGCCATAGCCAGTTTTCATGACACGAGCCATTACTTCACCGGGAATGGTAAATGCGGTGGTGCTTTCAGTTTCGCCTTTATCGAGGGCGGTGTGGATAACCAGAACGTTGGAGAGGGTGCTCATATTCTGGTTGTGGAAGGAATAGGCCATAAATAATCAACTCCTTAAATGTCTTTAAGACAATACCATGTAAATACATATCTGGGCAAAATAGATGCTGTAGTAATAGTGGTTCGCGTAATCAAGTTACCATCTTTCGTGCAGGTAACACCGATACTAGACCCAGAACCTCCAGTAAATTTATTAGATAGAGCGGCTTGCTGATTGTAAGTTGTCATTCTAGTAAAAATTGCTTGCGGGATAGTGCAGAGAGTCTGACCAACTGTATAAGCATCGCCACCAATATCAACATGAACAAAAAGAATGTTTCCAATTACGGTAAAACTTTCATCGTTATAACTAAATGGACGCGACAAATATATCACCTTACTTTCTACCAAACATTTTCTTGACAAAAGCCTGTGCAGCTTCATCAATGGTAATTGTATTTCCATTAGGTTTCTGATATTCGCCATTAGGCTTATTGTCATCATTCAGAAATGCTTTAACATAATCTTTTCGAAGATTGTCATAAGCTTCATGCCAGTTAGATGCACCATCTGGACAACCACTTGTAAACTGTTCTGCTTCATTACGACATTCATCAAATTCGTCAAGCACACCAGCAATCAGAGTTCCCTGTTCATCAGGTTTGGCATCGACAAAGCCACCAAGCATTGCAGAAATTTCATCGCGTGTTTTCATTATTTATTACTCCGTTCGTAAGTAAGTTTAAGATTATTACAGAGAGCGATAATAGCTTGCATATCAACGCCAGTTGCATGAATCTTAATAAAATCGCCTTTAGTAGATTCTCTGGGAACCGAAGTATAATTACCAAGATGTTTAATTACTGTCTGTGTTGCACAACAAAAATTGCTATCCAACCAGTTCAAAGGATTAACACGACAATCATGGTAAATTACTTCAAAGTGAAGGTGTGCACCATAGCAATTACCAGTTGCGCCAGAATACCCAATAAGCTGACCCTCGTAAACGTGTTGACCGTTTTTGACGAAATACTCTTTAAGGTGCGCATAGCGTGTTTCCAGCTTAGAACCATTATAATTGTTATGCCTAATTCTAACCATGTTGCCATAAGACTGCATCCCAGATTTGGTTCTACCATCCCAGCTCTGTACCTGATTTACTACACCATCCTCAGCTGCATAAACAGGTGTGCAGTAAGCAGCTCGCAGGTCAATAGCATGGTGGGAAGAACCGTCATTGTAAGTCCAGCCAGCTGTGATAATGTGATTCTCTAAAGGCCAACAGAAAAGAACATCACCGTTTGATTTCCTCATTTTCTTCGTCTCCTTTAAGTTTTTCTAGATAGGGCTTAAACAAAGCATAAAGTTCAGGGTTTACAGAACACATATTCTCCATAATGCTGATAAGCTCCATAATACAAATATAAGTAACAACAGCACCTACAAGAGGAATCTGGATGCCAATGTCGACATATTGCATAGCATACTCAATGAAGTAAGAGCCTACCACAGCAAGAATTTCCATGCACTTGTGATAACCACCCTCACGCATGATAGTGGAATTATAAGAACCATCGTGCTTTGCTTTAATCAGGCCTGTAAGAATGTCAAATGCGATAAAACCTAGAACAATGACAAAGGGCATAAACTCAACTCCTAACATTACACACCTACAATCTTCAAAATGTCCATTAGGTATCGCCTAATTATTTCATCTTCACAGTACAGACCTCCCAACCGATATTGTTTAATTATATATAATAACCAGTTAGGGCGTGGAGTGCGTGCAATCAAAATGGTGTTATAATCATGGTCATCATTTGTCAACGCATAAATCACGCCACTACCCGGACTGTATTTTCTAGAGAGATAACATTTACCAGAAGAGAAGTCTACCCATAAGCCTAAATAATCATCATGAATCTTAAAACCAAACTGATATTTAGCTTCAGGAGTTTTCTTAGCAATACCAACTACACTATCAAGATAAAATTCATTATGAACAGCATATTTACCAAACTTGCTGCCTTTCATCAAACGTCCAAAGTCAGTTTTCTCTTTTGCTTCAATGTACTCTTCATTGTTAGCAATTTGAATTAAGACTAATCCATCTCTAGTTGTAGCAATTTGCTTTTTGTTAATTGGCTTTTTAATATCGAATTCTGTGAAATATGGGTTTGCCCATGTAACAGCGTTTCCAAAGAAGAATACAACCACTCTGCGCATACGTGCAATAGTTTCATAGAGTTCACAGAAAAATGTGACTTCATCTTTAAGATAACCATGATGGGTTTCATCCATGGAGATAAATTCATCAAAGCAAATCTTATTAACAAGCGGAAGTTCTTCAGATTTTGCGCTTGAGATGTAACGAGTTTGGCCGGCAAGTTTACCGTCTATGTAATAAGCACCTTCAGGCGTTCCCTTTAACTCATGGTCAGGAAATTCATGAGCAACAGCTGCCCAGAAATTTTCTTTGGCCTTCTTATTCATTTCAGTTTTATAGCGGCGAATATAAATAAATTGATTCCCATTTTTGATAAAATCTTCAGCAGCCCATTTCTTAAAGCCATAAGTTTTACCACAACCACGAGAACCAACTACAAAATTAAAGAGCGCATTATAAGATAATGTGTTCTTTAAGTCCCACCACATTGACATTGTAATACACTCCTTTCATATTTAATATTAAGCCAAGGGTTCGACCTTTTAAGCTTACTCTTATGAGTTGTGCTACCCTTTCGGTTGGCGGAGTAGGAGAAATGACAAACCTTTGTAACCAACAGGCTAACAGGCGTGTTAGCGCGGCTGTTTTTTCCGAGCATTGGGTTTAAGAATTCCTAACCAATGAGGTAGCGGCCTAACGGTTTTAAGAGTTCTGCTACACAATGTCGGCTTTGGTGGTAGAAATGGGCACAACCCCATTAACGTCCAATGACCAGTTTTCCGTTACTCTTAAAGAGTTCTACCATGTTAAGGGTGGCGAAAGGAAATGAGCTAGCAGTCACGCAAACCTATCCGTAACGCTTCACGCGCCTGACCACGGCTTAGGAGCATCATTCGTGCCCTTCGCTCCCTATGATTATATTATAGTTTACAATGTGTATAAAGTCAATAATACAGATTGTACTTTTTGTAAAATTAGGAATGATTATTACATAGTGTATAATGCTAATTATGGGTTGGGTGAGAGGTACGATAAATTGGACTGTAAGGTTAAAGTACGATAAATGGGACTTCTAGTCTTTGACACTACTTT